TATGGCTTGAACGGGTCAAACGAGTTTGGTGTTTTTTGTCCTGCATAAGGGATATCAATAGTTGAACCCTTCATTTGGTCTTTGATGCTTGATAGATAACTATCACCATATGCTTTATTTGCTTCTTTAGCACCAGGTTGCTCACCCATTTCTTCATGTGTAAGTAGTGGGCTATCTTTCATTTCATTAGCGTAGCTTTCAGCTTCGCTATTAATGCTATCATCATATTGACTGCTAATAACACGAACCATGTTAACGTTGTATCCTAGAAGTTGAGCAATTTGCTGAATCATAGGTTCAGTAGCTGGGTATCTGAAGTCTGCTTTAATAATAGTTACAGATTGATTTGCTAAATTAGGAAATCCGTATGGATCTTTCTGTATAGGTGTTTTTACTGGATCGCTGATTCTGATCGGGTCAAACTTGTTTAGATTGTATTTAAACATATCTATAAAGTTTTTATCCACATCACCAGCAATCTTTATAGTATAGTTGTAACTTTTAAGACTTTCGGTTATGTATTGTTTTAGACTACGCATAGGTATCCTTTTTCTTATATATATTTATCTATTTATGATTTTTATTTGCATTTCGTAAAATGCTTGGAGAGTTATTGGATACCTGAACTTGCTGCCAAATTATATTCATATAAGGCTGCACTTAATGGGCCACGCACACTTGCTGTCGCAGTATCTGTTGCATAGGTGATACGGTCTACTGTTGATACTGGCCCGGGTGATCCGCCACCATACCATCCATATGTTGTGTTGTCAGTTGACGCAGCCATATATTGCCTCACCGTACTTAATGGTCCACGTACACTTGCGGTTGCTGTATCTGTTGCATATGTAATTCTATCTACCGTTGAACGCGGACCCGGGGACAAATAACCTCCAGCAAACCAACCGTCAGTATTAGTACCGGTTGCTGCCAATGTTGCTCTAGCTATACTTAACGGACCTCTGTTAACAGCCGTTGCGGTATCTGTTGCGTAGGTGATACGAGCTACTGTGGATTGAGAGGCATAACCTGGAGAACCAAAGCGGCCGCCACCAAACCAGCCATATGTTGTTCCATCTGTGGTTGCTGCCAAATTATATACCGATGAGCTTAATGGTCCACGTACACTTGCTGTTGCTGTGTCAGTTGCAAATGTGATACGATCTACTCTTGATACGGTACCATAGCCGCCACCAAACCAGCCATTAGTACTATCACCGGTTGCGGCAACTCCATATCTAGCAGAACTTAATGGACCACGTACACTAGCAGTTGCTGTATCTGTTGCATATGTGATACGGTCTACAGTAGAGAAGATTGGGAAGCTGTATTTACCACCACCAAACCAACCATTAGTCAAATCTCCAGTTGCCGCTAATCCATATCTAACTAAACTTAATGGGCCACGTTCACTAGCAGTTGCTGTATCTGTTGCATATGTAATTCGGTTTACAGTAGATATTCCTCTACCGCCACCAAACCATCCTGCTGTTGGGCTAGACGGCGGTGCCAACGTAGCTGTAAATCCACCACCACTAAATGTAAATGCTCCATTAAATGTTACTGACATATTTTTATTCCTATCTCATTATTTATCTGACGGTTCTTTACTGGCCAACATCTTAAGCAACTCATTACGGTCTAAAGCTTTACCCTCACCAACTGGTGTGTTCTCTATCTCTTCGGCTTTGCCAGCTAACTTCTGGTCTAACTGTGCTTTCTTAAGCTGTAAATCAATCATCTTTAACTTCTTATTCAATTTAGCAGTCTTTGCTGTAATAGCATGACCTAACATGTTACTAGCAACACTAAAAATCTCACTACTAAATCTACTATCAACTTGCATACCCAAATCACTTAAATCTTTAAAACTATCTACAGCCATCTGCGCTAATTCATCTAACTCATTATCACTAGCATCTAATCCACGTACTTGTGGCAATGCATTGTCAATCTTCTCTAACGCACTTAATGCATCAGTGGTTATATCACGTGCATTTTCTGGTATAGGAATATGCAAGCTGTCAATCTCATCTTGCGGTAACTCAAATAATTCGTTTAATTTTTTCGTCATATGTTATTTATTCGGTCTCTGTTATCCAAAATGTATTTTACCCTATCCCATGAGATTTGAAGTTTAATAGATATCTGTCTAATATTTGTACCACTATCAGCTAATTCAAACACTTGAGGGAATAAGTGTTTGTTCTTGTCAATATATGTTGTAACCATCTGTTCTCTTTTTTCATCAGACCAGGTAGATCCTTTTCTATTTTCTGCAGCCTTCAAGCAATTATTAAGTCTATTTTCTAGTGCCTTTTCAGACCATTCTTTATTTCTAAGTTTTTCTTTTGAAGTTTCTTTTAGTTTGCGACCAATTACAGTTGGTCTTATCTTGTCCGCATGTTCTTTTCTTCTTTCGTCTGTCCAATAATTATCTAATGCTTCTTTATATAATCGTCTAGCCAAATCATACATCCTTCCATTAGGAATATATCTGCCTTCACCTATATTTTTAGCGTTTGACAACATATGCAGGGCAAAATTCATTTTGTACCTGGCATTACCTGTTGTCATTTTAGTTAATAACAAATGACAAATAAAATGTTCTCTAGGTGTTAATTTTACTATATTATCTTTTTCGTTTGTTCCACCTAATGCACTAGGTATGATATGATGTTTTTCTGTGTAGCCCAAGACTATTCTATTTTGTGCTTTATTAATTAAGGAATTATACCATGCGGTATATTTGTTGTTGATAAATATCATTGCTGATGCCCTCCTCGGCGTTAGAGTAGTTGGGATTGTCCAGATCCGCGAACTACACTTTTATTTATCATTTTTTCTTGTAATCAGCTTTGCCGTTAAAAAACAAGTCGGATTCAGTTATAACTCTAAAGGTGTATCCATAATGTTTACAATAGGCCATTGCGGCTTGCCATTTGGCATGATTAATTGCTACTACCATTCTGTCTTTAGCATTAGCAACTTTACTCTCTATAAGACTTTGTTTCTTGGGCTTAATCTCAACAATTTCAGCAATGTTTTTACCATGCTTATTTTGATAAACTACAAAGAAGTCTGGGATATATGTTTTGGGCTGTCCAGTAAATGGATTACGATATGGTACACTTATAGCTTCACTAGCCCAATACAATACATTTTTGTTAGTGTCACAAAAATTCATAAATGTTAGTTCCCATCCACTACGATATCGTGGAACATGTTTACCTACATATTTTTGAGCATTCTTTGGAGTGAATGTACCTTGAGCATACTTCGCCATGATTATTGCACGATATTACGTGCTACTGGTTGATTAGATTGCGGTACGGTGCTTACACCATACAAACTTGTTTTAGATTTAAAACTATTTAAGTAGTATGATATAACTTGATTCATTTGTAATTTATTACCAGTACCTTGAATTTGATTTAATAAATCTAATACAGGGATACCTGTTTCTTGTGATATTCTAAATAAAAATGCAGTAAAGTTACCAGCAATATTTTTTGTATCGCATACTGTTTTAAAATATCCGTTAACAATATCATACTCATTACCATTCACTATCATGTTGAATGAATAAAAATCATCAAATATTTTTACTGTTAAATCTAATGATGTGCGTTCATCTATTATTCGTGCCATAATATCTTCCTATATTAGTTATTTATAGGAGGAGGAACTAGTGCTCTACCATTTGCTTGTTGTTTTTGATTTGGAGTAGAACCAAATATAGGTAAGTTAAACAATACATTTCTGCCTGTATTATTAACTGGATTCATAATAGCATTAGTAATACCGGTTGTAACTTCGCTCTTAATAGCTTGTTTTAGATTCATATTTTTAAGAGTATTATATGATGCGCCTGCTTTTTGTACAGCACCTAAAATGTTACCACTAGCTAAATCTTGTGTAAATCCTGTAGTATTATATACTGGTTTACCGTCAGCACCTAATATTATTTTTCCATTAGCGTCACGTTGTTCACTACCAAATATACCATCTATCAATCCGCCTTGACCTAGAATAGTAGATTGACTACCTGGTCTAGCAATAGGACTTAATCTTTTATCAAAATGAGCTTCCATACCAAAACCAGGAACAGTATTACTAGGCATAGCACCATCCATAGCGCCTTGAAAATACTTTACAGTTTCATAATCTAATGTCATTGTATTTTCCATAGTACCATTACCCTCTGCGTAATTGTAAGTATCATGGCCAAATCGAGTAATTATAGGGTTGATTAATGTATATGCTACATAATTACGTTGGTTGAATCCAAATATTGTAATATTTTTAAAGAATGGAATCTTAGTTTGACCATTGCTAGCTTGTATATTAGTAGCAGGAGTATCTCCTGTTTCTCCTATGTATCCCCAATCAGTATCGCCGGTAATAGATTGTGAATAAATATTTCTAAGATTATAGTTTGTATTATTAGGACTAGCGGTACCAGTCAATGCAGCCTGTTGTCCTGATAGTGATACTACTGGTTTACTCGCATCTTTATAGTAATAGGTATAATAGTTATACCACATATTACGTATTAGATTTCCATTATCATCATGGAAGTTAATATCTATTGCATCATATTTGATTTTTGTTTGTACAATACGTTTACGATTATACTGATTTAATTGATGTGTGTCAAAGGTATAAGTTGGTAACTTTACAGATTTAACTGCTAGACCAAAATTTGCATCTTGTGGCAGTCCGACTGAGTATGCACTATTGTTTATTTCAAAATACACATGGAACAGAAATTTAAACTTAGGTGCATATTGATATGCATTGGGTCTAAATGTCTTACTAGCATGAGTATAATCACGCAGGTAATCATTGCCGAAGAACCCTCCGGCAGCATCTGTTGCGAGCTTCTGAAAGAATCCTGCCATAGATTAATAATTACCCGAGAGTAGAACCAATACCAGTTGCGAGAGAGCCAAGTGTTCGTCCAACAGTTGTTCCTAAACCATCTGCCAATGGTGATTGCAATGCATTATCAAAGCGAATTGACATTTGTATTGTTACAACTTCATTAGAACTATAAGCTAAATTATTGTAGTTAGCCGCCTGCAAGAAGCAACCATATACTTCCCAAGTTTCTAATACGATTGGTGCTGATGTTCCGTTACCACCATCTAAAATTTCAATATTTGTTTGAAATTTATAATCTTGGCCACTGGCTGCACTAGCTTGTTGAACAAAGTCCATTTGCTTTTGCAGTTGTTGACCGACTAATTTAGTAACACTACCTGATGCATCATCTCTAACATTAATAGTTAGCGGTTGCCATTCGTGTCTACCTGCCAAATACATAGTAGAGTTGTAAATTGGTATATTGATTTCACCAAAACTAACTGATGGGCGTGTTACATCTATAACTTGCTTTGTCAATTCATTTGTGGCATTATTAGTACCAAAGTTTAAAAAGTTAACTCTAAAACGATATTGTAATTTGGGCATTAGTAAACCCTGATTTCCACCAGAATTATCCCCTGCTACTGTCATGTTGACTAATGATTGTGACCCTGTTGCCATTTTTTTCTCCTGTTATTAATATTTATCTTTATATGGATACCCCTTTCGGGGTATCATATTTTATTATTGTCCACCAAGCTCGCCTGTGTTCAATATACGAACTGGTATATAGATGAATTCAGCTGCCTTAACAGGCTCAACTGCAACATCAATCCACAATTCATTTCTATCAATTCTTGCTGGTGTATTGTTACTTTCGTCACAAACTACAAGATAATCATATAGACCGCGTTTTGCAACTAAATCTACCATCAATGTTTGCACAACACCTGCAATTTGATTACGTGTTAATGCATCGTTAGGTTCGAATACGAACGGTCTTGCTGCCAATGTCAATTGTCTACGAATGTAAGCAATTAAACGAGCAACGTTGGTTCTGTCTAATGCACTTGAACTGTTGAAGCTAGTTTTGTTGCCGTAATTCAATAAACCAACACCAGTGAAGAACACTAATGGGTTAATGAAATTCACATACAATACATCACGTATACCCAAACGTGTCTTAATTGGCATGAATTCACCTGTAGTACCATCAACATAACCAATACTTAATGCATTGTCAATTGTACCACGACGAGTACCTGCCGCTGCCAACCAAGGATAGCTAATAGTATCATTACGTAAGAATGTACGCAACATCATGTATGATGCCGGTACAGCAACTTGATTACCTTGTAAGTCAGTTGCCAATCCACTAGGATAGAATAGACCCATGTATGTATCACGTGATACTAAACCTTCTTCACCTGTACTTGCTGCACCTGCTTCGTTGTTAGCCCATGCTTGAATTGCAGTAGCACTATCTGGTAATCTCATTGGTGTATCACCTAAGATGTAACCAGTTTGACCACGGTCATTGTTCAATGTAATCATACCAGGCTGTAGTTCTGGATAATTTGGAGTTGCAAGCAAGTTAAAGAAGTTATCTTCATCACGTATTGCTGTGTTAGTAGCAATTGCCGCATTCAATGATTGTACAACCATTGCACGTTGTGCCTTGCGACCCATATATGGAGCACCATTTGTTTGGTTACCACTTACTGTTACCCATGTGTATGAGTACTCGGGCAAGTTGTCTACATTAGTAGGATCACCTGCATCAAATGTACCTGCATTTGGATAGTTTGAACTAGTGAAATAGTTTGTTGTATATTGTTTAACATTATAACCACTACGGCGTGTGTTAAACATTAACATACCTGATGGGTACAAGCTTGGGTTAGGAGCATCTAAATCAATATAATTGCTATCTAACAAACTTGTGATTGTTGGAATAGGATCATCTACTGGGCTAATAGCACCACTACTTGACCAACGAGCATCAGCAAACAATACACCGCTAGAACTAGTTTGGTCTGTATTGTCAATTAGCATCCATTGATCGGTACCATTAACACTTTCCCAACGACTAATTACTGGATAATTTTCTAAATCACTGGTATTGATCCATAGATCACCATATTCTAATTGTGTGCCATCACTCTGAACTGAAGGTGTGCTAGCACTTATGATAGGGCCATTAGGATCAGTTACGTTAGTTCCACTTGGTAGTGGGAAACCACTACTGTCATAATCTCTATTACCATATCCATACCATTCGCCATTATAATTAACCATGATATCAACTTGGTCTACTACTGAGTAGAACCAGTTTGTGTTATTAGCAGGAGCAACTGCAGGAGCTCCCTCATTTGAGATGTATGTGAACTCAACCCAGTTACTTAACTCAGTAGTATATGCTGTTGCTGCCGTACCAGATACATACGTAACAGCATTGACCGCACCACCTGTTACAGCAGTAACCATAACAGTTAAGTTATTTGCACCGGAAACACCACCTAAGCTAGCACCACTGATAACAACAGTATCACCAACTGCATATCCGCTTCCACTAGCTGTTACACCTGTACCATTAATGATGTATGAGCCATATGCGGCTAGAACTCTAAATGTAGCACCAGTTCCAACACCGACACCATTAGTACCTGATACACCAGCGAATGCTGTGGTAACGTCTGGACCATATTTTACACCAGTTGTTGTTCCAATAACAAAACCTGCTGCCTCTATTAAACCATTAGATACACCATTAGCAACATATGATGAGTTTACTGCGTCATCTAAAAGAATGACACCACCTTCAGTATGAGTTAATTGTATTGCACCATCTGTCGTAATAGTTGCTGTTGTGTATGGAATGGCCGCATTAGACCATGCTGTTATAAAGTCAGTAGCATCTGTGTTATCTGCTAAAGTAAAGTTATAAGCACTACCAAATGAACTACTACCAGGAACACTTACATATACATTCATGTAATAAGCACCACTGTTAAATGCAGGATTTGTATCACTACCTGTAATTACAGTTGGGCCAGTAGCAATACGTTCCCATAAATATAATGGAGCAGATGGTAAACTTCCACCGAATGAATATTGACCATATATTGTACCAGTAGGTATCGCTTGACCACCAGTAGCATCTAATCCAGCAATTGCTGAAGTATCGTTGACATACAATGAAACTGTTTTACTAGTCCAAGATTGAGTAGCACCATTGAATACTGATACTGCCGGAGATAAACCGTTACCAGCTGAACCAACCTTCATCCATACTGAACCTGTTGGACGAGGGGCTGATTGACTACTTGTCCATAATGGCATTTGAGCACTTGTACCATATGCTACAATTGGTTGATAATAAGTACCAATACCTGTACCGGCAACAACATCAATACCCATGTCAGTTAATGCAGAACCAGAAATATCTTCTACTAACAATCTGCCATTAGTTGCGGCACCTGATGATAATAATTGATTAGAGAACATACATAATTTACCACTACGCACTTCTGCAGACAATCCTGCCCAACCTAAATCATTAATTTCACCAGCTACACCTTCAACTGAACCAACACCACCGCCATCATCTGGTACAGTGATTGTTGCATAATATAGTCCGGACATGTTAATAGTAAACGTGTCACCTGCAGATAATTCTGGATTAGAGTTTGAACCTTGAATAGTAGGAATATCTAATCTCCAATCAGTACTACCTACTACAACCCATGCATTGTTGGTAGTCTTATAGAAATAAGTTTGACCAGATGCATCTGTTGGGCTACCTGTAGATTGTAATGAATTTATAGCATAGTCACCGATACTACCGATGCTGTTTAATGGAACTCCACCTGATAAGCTAGTGCTATTTGAAATTACAATAGGAGTTTGTAAACTAAATCTACCTGTTGTTTGATTAAACGCATAGATACCCCATGTACTTGTTGTAGTATCTAACCAATATGTACCAGAGTCTGGATTACCTGTTGGACGACTTGTTTGACCAACTAAGCTAGCTAAGTCAATATCAGCACGTAGAACATAACAGCGATTTGTCACACCTAGTGTTGAGTAAGCCGCTAACAAACCATATTCATTTAACTCATAACCCTGTATCGGTGTACCATTTGTCGTTGTATAGAAGAACGGTGTACCATATAAGTTTACTAAGTCTCGCTGACTTGTTACTTGGAATAGTTTATTTGCGTTAGCGGCCGTTGTTGCGGCTGCTACACCTGTTCCAGATGCATCAGCTTTGTTTTGTGCTGTTGCTAATAGAATAAGCGGGACTGAATTCGTTGGGGCTGGAAGATATTGACTCTGGTCAATGATTGTTACTTCTACGCCTGGAGATGTTAATGCCATTTTATATTTCCTTTATGTAAAATTTTAAGGTTTACTACCTGTTTGCATATTAATATTTATCAAATACTTTAAAAAAGACATACTTACCGTGCCTTTAAAGGTTTTTATAAGATAAATAGGTATATGAGACCTATATGTAAACTTTGCAATAAAAACTACTGTGCTATTAATTATTACCGAAAAGGTATTACATATTATCGTAGTAGTTGTGATGAGTGTGGTAGGTCTAAAAACAAACTTAAACCAAGAACTCCTAAATGGAAAACTAAAGGGTATAAGAAAAAAGCCGCATGTGATTTATGCGGCTTTAAAGGTTTATTTACTAGTCAAATTACCGTATTCCATGTTGACGGTAATTTAGAAAACACTGACTTGGTTAACTTACGTAGTATATGTCTTAACTGTGTAGAAGTAGTTAAAAAGAAAGAAGTTAATTGGCGTCGAGGAGACTTACAAGTTGACTACTGAGTTTACTTGCTTGTGTAACTCATCAATTGAACCGTTATTGTCAATATAATGGTCATACAATAATCCAATACTACTATATTCGCTTGCATGAACGGCATAGTTACCTAACTCTACCATAGCTTTTAGTTTTTGTTCGCTACCTTCAGGTTCGTTGTTATAGTCTACTGCCGCACTATACCAAACAGGACGTTCACCTCTATTAACACGCATTGTAATGCCACCTACACTTTTAATAGAGTTAACTTCATTGACAAAACGACAGTCTGTAATCACAATGTTCTCATCTGTTTGGCGTAGTTTGTTCTCTACGCTTGCTACCCAAATATCAGTATGAAAATTATTGCGGCATACTTCTGTTCCCCAGTATTGTAATACCCATCGTGGGGTGATTTCCATACCAAGTCTATCACTCCACCAGTCATCACGCTTTTCTCGCCACTCTCTGCTAGACTTAGTTGAACCTTCTAGTAAATCTCTTTCCCATCCAAACACGGCTGCCACAGCGTCTTTTAAACTTGCCGCAAAACTAACACGCTTAAACCCGTGAAATGTGCAAAGATAGTCTGCAATTGTGTCCTTGCCGCTTGAAATTAAACCGGTAACACCTATAATTTTATTTTTCATAAAATAAGTGTAACATGTAATAATAGTAAAGTCAATTAGTATTTGCCCTATTATAATCCTCAAATAATTCTTCTAATGTTTTGTGACATTTAGCACCCTTACTTGAATTTTCTATTTTTGGAATTAATCTTAGATTAGTCCAATGCCCAATAACTTCTGCAGGAATATTATTTTTAAATCCCTCACTAATACTATAAATGTGGTCTAAATGTAATTGATTACTTCTTTGTAAATTATTTGGATTGATTTCTTTAAACTTACTTTTCCAAGACTGTTTAGTTATATTAATTACTTCCAAATAATATTTTTCTAATGCCGGTCTATCTATGTATGAATAACGTTTTATTGCCAACTCTGATAATTTTTGTTGTATTGCTGGAATTTTAGAAGGATTATCAACTCCATATTTTTCCATCCAAGTTTTTCTGGCTGCTTCTAAACTAGATGTGTAATCTCTGTTACGTTCATCCCAGGGTTTATGTTTACCTTCATCAAACCCATTAGAAAATTTTTCGTTTGCTTTTTTGGATTTGTCAGGATCAATCTGGCGCCAATGATTTCCGGTCGTTGCTTTGCTAATTATTTTACCAATTGCTTTATTTTTTGCCTCAATAGATGAAAACCTGCGATAGTCTTTTTCATTCCATCTTAATGCATCACCTGTTACAGGACAAACTTCAATAGAATATTTTTCATTGAGAACATGCCAAACTCTCTGTTTGGGTTTAGCATTATCGGGTAAGAAAGAAGTAACTTCTAAGATTTTTGACCACAGCTCCGGATTAGTATTTCGCAACATTTTAGTCGCTGATTTGTTGTAGCTAGTATCATTGTTTAATATATTTTCAAGTATGGTTTTCATACTTGTATTTAGTCCTTTATCCGTGAATTCAGGTGAGTATCAACCGGTGACCCATGTTAAGGGTTGTGATCCATCTACATACCGTTTTAGTTCTTCAATGAGTTCTTGCTGTAGTTGTTTAGATTCTGCTTTCATTGCCGCACCATTTAAACTTGTGCCGCCACCCGGACCTGCAATACTAGCAAACTTCTCACGTGCTTCACCAATGATACCTTTTAATACAGCAAATACCCAATCACCAATCCAAACACCAGTGCTTGGATCTTGTAACAATACCTCTTGTGTTCTTTGTACATCTGCCCAAATCAATATACGTTCTCCGGAACCTTTTGGATCACGAACAATACGCAATACTTTGGTTACTGGATCAAATGTGTAAACTACATAACCACCAAACATTCGTGCGGCTAATTCAACATAACCAGCATAGAAGTCATACGTTGCCATACCACCAGCATAGTTATAGTTTAGCAAATATGTGTTTAGAATAGCACTACTAAAAGGATCAAATGAACTAGAACTTGGTCCTGTTTCTAATCCAACTGTTCTACGATATAAACATCTAACATTGATAAACTCTTGCGGTAGTGTATATGTATCCACATTCTTTTCTATTGTGAAAAGAGTATAGGATTCTGCTGTAGCATTTTGCGCTCTTTGACGATAGACTTTGATAGCGTAGTTATATGCTGCCTCATAGTGTTGAGG